TCTGACTCAGCAGTTGGCACGTGAGGACGAACGCAAGCTCTTTGCGGAGGCAGTCACCCATGCAATCGTGGTCGACGCGAACAAGGGACTTTTTCAGTCATCCACCGAAGTCGAAGACCAGTATCTTAAAGGATACATGGGAATCTCTGGTGGCTTTACATGGATCAGTTCACAGAACGTTTCCTCTATTGCATTCCCTGCCGTTCCGGCCCAAGCTCTCGGTACTCTTTCCGCCATCGGTGTGGAAGGTGCGCAGCTCATTGCTGTTACTGGTGGAACTGCTAACGGTGTCATCATGAACGGACAGGGCTTTACCGTTGCTGGTTGCTATGCCATCGACCCTGAAACCCAAGCAAATCTGCCATACCTCAAAACCTTCATTGCATACGCTCCTGCTACCGACTCCATCACTGGAACAGGTACGGAGATTGCAATTACCTTGAACGGATCTGGTGTGGGATCCATTCCGATTGCCGACAAGCTCTATACGGTTGGAACTTCTGGACCAACCTTGGCAAATATCAGTAGTCTACCCGCTTCTGGTGCTGCAGCAACCCGTACCGAAACTGGAACCATTGCAGCCAATTCCACGGCTCCAATCGCTTTCGGTATCCAGTCGGATGCCTTGGCATTGGCGGTGATCGGCCTTGAGGTTCCTGGCGGAGTGGATATTGGTGCAGCGGAATCCTTCGAAAATATCGGTCTTCGCATTGTGCGTCAGTACGATGTAGTTTCTGATATCTGGAACTGCCGTGTGGACATTCAGTTTGGTTGGGCTATCATGCGTTCCGAATTGATCGCTTCGATTGTCGGCAAAGCCGGCTAATCTCATTTAATCAAGGCGCATAGGATGAAATGATAGCCTGTGCGTCTTTTATTTCCTTATAAAATCATGACAAGGAAACGCTACAAACCCTATATATCCAATGGTATCGAATGCAGACTACAGCGCAAGAATTGATTATCTCCGCAATGCGAACAGTCGGATATATTGGCGGTAAAGAGCTGCCAACGCCCGAAGATATGCAACTTGGTTTAGATGAGCTGCAACAAATCATGGATTCATGGAAACTAGAATCCCTGCTTTCTGTTTATGACGGGACTGCTTCATTTACCACACAGCCAAACCAAAATATCATCACCATTGGACCAACGGTCACGAATGACATTGTGATGGATGAGCGACCAACGGAGATTCTAGGCGCATGGGTTACGAATAGCAGCAACCAGCAGATCCCTATTTCAGAGGTTCGGGATGTGGAATACTGGCGCAGTTTCCGCGATATGAATAGTTCCACTACATATCCGAAATACTTCTGCCTGTTTCCAAGCTACCCTGATGCTACCATTGAGCTATACCAGAAGTCTAGCCAAGCGTTTACCTTTAATATGGCTTATCGGGTAACGCCTGTAATCCCTACATTGATTAGCGATGTCCTCAACTATTCTCAAGGATGGATCTATGCACTACGGTATAATCTTGCTTCTAATCTGTCTTTGCCTTTGGGAGTGCCGTTAGGAGCAGCCACGGAAATGATCGATGCGAGGGCTTTAGAATCTAGAGCACGAATCAAACGGGCACGACTACATCCTACTCCACGAGCTATAATTGATGCTGCTTTAGGCATAGGGCGGTACTCTTCTGGTGGTAGGCGTAATGGCTATAATGTGAACGGTGACTCATATAACGGAGTCATCTAATGCCACAAGTGCCATTTGTTGGCGGTGCTTATGCTGGCCGTGTTCGCGAAATCGGCTGGAACGAGTGTTTAAACCTGTATGTCGAGAATACGGAAATTGGCGATGGCAAATATGCTTCATCTCTGATCGGAACCCCTGGAACTATTGACATCCCTTCTTGGACGTTCCCGAATGATGAAAATGGGAATATGCGGGTTATCCGTGGAATCTACACGACCTCTAGGGATAGCTGGTTGCTCGTTGTTGCTGGAAACAAGCTCTATCAGATGCCTGATTCAGAAGGTAACTCACCGATTGAGCTAGCGACCCTATCCGATCTGCAAACAAAGGTCAGCATTGTAGATGATGGACGTTACCTATCTATAGCGGATGGATTTGAATTATGGGTATTGGATTTAAACAATAAATTTACACCGTTCACCACTCCGCTTTCTGGAATGGTTAAGCCTAATTCAGTCGAGTTTATTGGCGGGTACACTGTTTGCAATAATACCTATAACGACCCTGCTCAATTATTTCCACCGACATCAAATCAGATGTACTTTTCCAATCTGTACAATGCTTCCAAATGGAACGCATCATTTGCGGGGGTTCCTGAGAACCTAGCGTCTCTCCGCTTTATTTCTGCAGAAGGTAACGCAGACCCAATCCTAAAGATTCAGCGTGTAGGTGATAGCATTTGGCTATTCGGTTCTCGAAGCTATGAAATTCATATGCTTTCCGAGAACCAGGACAGGCCGTTTTCCCGTGTTGGTGGATCACTCACGGACATCGGCATCTATGCTGCTGATAGTTGCGCCCGAATTGGGGACACAGGCTATTTCATGGGAGTTACTTCCCACGGTGGAACGTCCGTATATAAAACACAGGGATATGATGTAGTAAGGATTTCGAACCATGCTATTGAATATGAGATCCTACAGAATGCAGACCCTACAACCGCGATAGGATGGACATACGAGCAGGAAGGGCATAAGTTCTATATCCTGTCTTTCAAAGGCTCAGACCTTACAATCTGTTACGATGACACTACAGGGCTATGGCATAACCGATCTAGCCGTAAGTTGTTGACAGATGAACAGACTTGTTGGGAGCCTATATACGCATCTTCGCGAGCAGGAACGACCTATGTCGGGTCAATTCTGTATAGTAGGATCTTCCGTATCGATTTGAGCAAGTGTAACGAATGGGACGGACGCCCAATCAAGCGGATTCGGTCTAGCCCCATCATCTGGAACGACTTGCATAAGGTAAGGCATAACTCGTTTCAGGTCGATATGCACACGGGCGCAGGGCTATACAATGGCGCAAGCTCTGAAACAGATCCACAATGCATGATGCAGTTTTCAGATAATAACGGGGCTTCATGGTCTTCAGAATATTGGTGTCCGATTGGCAAGACTGGCGAATATAAGACAAGGGTGCGGTATAATCGTCTTGGCATGGCCTATAACCGCATCTACAGAATCACCATCACCGCAAACATCACTGTTGAGATTGTTGGCGCGAATGTCGTAACCGATACGGCGCCAAGGCAATAATGACAGCGATCAACTACAATAAGCTAAGATTAAATACGGACTCCCCTTTCATCAAGGGGACGTTTCCTAATCCATTGGTTCGTGGGCATCTTGATTGGATGACGATTGTTAGCAATGCCATGCAGGGTTCCTGCGGTGACGGCAACATCAGCGACACGAAGGGAAATGTGGTTGGGCGTTATAAAGCCTTTGGAGGGCTTGTAATTTGTACCATGCATATAGCTCCAGAAACAATAGGAGCTACCCAGACAACGACTATCAGGATGCCAAGCAGCCCATTCAATCGCGCTCCCGTATTTTTCAGCGATGGTACAGTGAAATGGGGTTCAAAAGTCGATAATATTTGGACTGTAGAGATAACATTTAACAGCGAATTAGACGGGCAGTGTAATTACTGGTCGTAACGTATAATAGATTAAGAGGAAAATCATCATGGGCATTGGACAATATGCAGCCGATTTAGTTAATGCGCCTGCTCAAAGACGAGCGGGGCAGACCGCAGCACAGGGTAAGATTGACGCAGTAAATTCAGCGACTCCGCTCATCCAGAATGCACTAGACTCCCAAAAGGGAATATGGGGACAGACTGCGGGGCTAACTGATTCAGCTCTTTCAAGCATGGAGCAAGCTAATCAGGATTACTGGTCTAAAGATCCTAGCAAGTTCGATGATTCTGCGTACACAGGTGATGCTGCACTTCAAAAATATCTTGATCCGTCAATGGCATTCCGTATGCAACGCGGTGTCGGTGCTCTGGATGCCTCCGCAGCTGCACAGGGTGGATTATTCAGCTCTGGTCATGGTAACGAGGTTACGGACTATGCACAGGGGTTAGCGTCCACGGAATACGGAAAAGCCAATGACCGCATGATGCAAGCCCGGAATAACGCATATCAGCAATATGACGATTTTCTCAAGAACCAGCAGTCGAAACGCCAAGGTCAAATGGACATGTACGGCAAACAGCTTTCGACTGGTATGCAAGGAAAACAGAACCTTTCCGAGCAACAGGGCAATTTTGATACCGCAAACATCCAGAACCGTATGGATTCCGTGAACGCATACGCAGAAAAGGAAGCGAACCGTCAAGCAAACGCGAACAGTAGCCAAGCTGCTGCGTGGGGACTTGGTGGATCATTATTGGATACGGGCGCACAGGCTGCGGGTTCTTATTACGGGGCTAAAGCTGGCGCATCAAAGGCGGTGACCTAATGGCGTGGTATAACTCACCCCAGACTCCATCTATCGGTCGTATCGTTGCTACTCCTGTACTTGATACGGGAGATCTTGGAAGCACGATTGCAAGCGTTGTAAAGCGGAAACAGATTGCCGACATTATCCGAGGCACTAAGCGCGGTGAAGGTGAATCAGATGCTTCGTATCAAGCTCGTGTAGGAGATGCGACTGGCACATTGGTGCAGGGGCAAGGATCGGGAGAAAATTCCCCTGAAATGAACGCAGCGAATAGTGCGGTTTTCCCTTCCATGAACTTGCGCCCTGATCAGATCTATGATCCTAGCAAGGTTCGTTCAAAGGGTGCATTGCAATCAATCCTGAATGCTCACATGAACCCAAGTCAGGATCGGCAAGAACTTGCGGACAAGGGCTTTTCTATTCCCGATATGGGAGCTAATGCGCTCACGAGTGGAATCCAGCCAATGCAACCAGAAAGCAATGAAGCATTTGCAGGACGCAAAGCGTCTATTGCTTCGCTCGTTGCCCCACAGAGTCAATCTGAGCCACTTTCTAAGTATTACGGTAGAATGTCCAACTCTTTGGCCTTGATCGATCCACAGAGCTCGGAAGAGTACAAAAACAATGCTTTAATGAATAAAGCCATGGAAGATTGGGATGCAATGCATCCAGGATCTAATACAGCAACATCATTAGGTGGTAAAGGTAATTCCGTACTTGGCATGGATATGAAACTAGGCTCCGAGATGATGGAGAAAGGAGCACAGACTCAGTTATCGCAACAAGGAAGAATGAAGGACTACCTTCTTTCTGATGTTGAGAATGCAAAACAGAGACTGGAGCAGCTTAAATTAAACGATCCGAACAATATTGAAGCAATTAGCGCACAAATAAATGAAGTGAATCGGGCGACTAATGCAGCTCAGCAATGGCTATCAAACACTACGGGAAATCCATCAAATCAAGGCGCGATTCAAAGCCAAGGAACTGTAAATAATTCAGAACTTTCCGATAGCAAAGGAAACCTTATTACTCCCACAAACGCAGAATATCAGTCATGGAGTCAGCCAAAACGAGATTTATATGATAAGATGTTTCATCAAAAGGTTTCCAGGGATACCGCAAATGCAGACATTGCACAGAAGAAAGCCGGATCATCTGTATCCGTTTTAGATGCAAAAATTGCACAAAGGCAAGCAGAGTCAAAAAGTGCGGATGAATACTTTTCAGCAGAAGGATCGCCTTACAAGATCCCCGCTATGAAGTATAAAACAGCCCTTGAGTTGAAGCCTGCATTTGCAAACTTGAATAATCCAGATCCTAACGTAAGAGCGCAAAATAGAGCTATTGCAAAGAAAGGAATTGATGCTCTTACAAGTGCTGCGGAAGGTGGATCAGTTGGGGAGCGCGAAGAATTAAACAAGACTGGATTTTTCACAAGGATGAAGAACCTTTCTCAATCAATTCTAGGAAATGATTATATCTCAAACGACCAAGCAAACGCATTCCGTAGCTTGTACAACGAGCAAGTTACAAACATCAATAAGCAAGTAAACGAAGCTAAAAAGACAAGGCAATTTTCTAAAATTAGCTATCAACCATTGAACTATCTGTCAAATTCAGAAAGTAACGGCACTTCAAATGGTGGTTCCTTATGATCTATTCTGTCACCACAGATGAAGGAAAGCATTATGGAGTCGAATCAGATTCTCCAGAAAATGCAAAAGCAAAGGCTATAAGCAAGGGAAAGAATGTTACTGGTGTTTTTGCTAATGCCAACGATGGGAATAATACCCCTACTGGAAATGATCTTTCGGCATCTTCAAATAAAG